AGACCTGCTTGGCAGACAGTCGGACCGCAAAGGCTTACGGACATTTGGCAGCGTTTCCAATACGGGCTAACCATATACCCATCCCACTACTTTATCCCTAGACACTTTACGGGTCAGGAATACAAGGGAGAGGGACACATCTTTGCCAAACAGTTTTGGGGATCAACCCGCAAGATTTACGACAGCCTGTACATGGCTGAAGCGATAGAGGAGAAAGAATAATGCCGTCAGTCTCAAAAGCCCAGGCGCAATTTATGCAAGCCGCAGCAAAATCCCCTAAGTTTGCCAAGAAAGTCGGTATTCCTAGCAAGGTAGCTAAGGAGTACATGGCGGAGGACAAGAAAGCTGGCAAATACATGGCAAAGGGTAAAAAATGAAAGCTCCTAAAAAGCAAACTGAAAGCGCGAAAAGAATTCAAGCTGCTCAAAAAGCGGCTTCTGCTAAAAAGTCCATGAAGTCGGACTACAAAAAGCAACTTAAGAAAGAAGAGACGGGGATGTACTAATGGAATGTCCCATCTCAACCAAAGATGTAAAGCTAAACCTTAAGAACCGTAATTGGGCGTTTAAGAACGTGGGCTACGGCCCTGCTAACCCTGATTACGAAGAGACCGAGTTTTGGTCGGAACGTGCTAAAGAATGGAATACGACAGAGGACGAGGCTAAGACAATGCGTTGCGGTAATTGTGCTGCGTTTATCGTAACTCCTAAAATGTTAGATTGTATTGTTAACGGCATGGGTTCAGGCGAAGGCGGCGAGGAATACGAGGCAATTGCAGACGCAGCCGATTTAGGCTATTGCGAGTTGTTCGAGTTCAAATGTGCGGCTGACAGAACGTGCCGTTCATGGCTTTACGGCGGTCCTATTACTAAAATTCCTACCGAGAGACAGCGCAATACTGTTGCAATGGCAAAGGTAGAGTACGAACGGGAAGATGACGAATGAAAGGTCTCTACGCAAATATCAATGCCAAACAAAAGCGCATTGCAGCCGGATCAGGCGAGAAGATGAACAAGGTTGGTAGCAAGGCAGCACCTAGTGCTAAAGACTTTAAGACAGCCGCTTAGTACAGTATTCCGAGTCTGATTGTCAGGCTCAATTGCTAAAGATATTAGAGTTACTAGAAGGCTTACAAACCGTAGGCACTTGTGTAAAGGTATACATTTCGTAGGTGAAAAATGGATAAGGACACCCTAGAGTACCTAAAAAGTCTAGGTATTTCGGTTGCTCGTGGTGTTCCCCAACTTGCTACCGGATTCGTAGACCTAGCCGCACTACCGTTTACGCTGTCGGGTTTAATCAAGCCTGAGCAAGCGGTAGGTAGTACGGAATACATGACCGCTAGGGGTTATTTACCGCCTAAGCAGGAAGGTTTGCTGAATGAGACTACAGAGTTACTGTCGGGTGTTTTAAACCCTGCTGGAGCTATTAAGGGTGGTTTGTTGGGTGCAGGTGCGTTACTTGGTACAAAAGGCGCTAAACGAGTAAACAATTACTTGGAATCAACGCCCAAAAATCCTAATCCTGTTGTTGGTACACGATACGAGACAGAATATACGGGTGGTTTGCTAGACAAGACACCTGTTAATTATGAAGATTATCTAGGTGCTAGTGCTATGGTAATGCCGTGGGATAGCTCTAGTCGCAATATGTTGATTAAGTCTGTTTCAGACATTGACTTGCCAGTAAAGACAACAACGCACGGTGGTTTTGATTACGCTAGAGATATTGCACATCAAGCCGAGCCTATTCCGGTAGCCGGAGCGTCTAATCAGGACATTGCAAAGCGCATTAAAACCCGTGAAGACATAGCAATAAAAGAAAACTTAGCCGCTGGTGGTACTGGAAAAATCATACACTTGCCCATTACTATGGGTGAGTTTGCAGAAAACTTCTCAGTTCAGCCAACTAATGTATTGTTAGGAATTATTGATAAAGCAGGTGCTAACAAGGCTTCTCTAAAAGAATTAAACCAAAGCATACAAAATTATCCAATACCGAAAAAGACTAAAGATGGTACGGCAATAACCTACCCATTTAAGAATTTTAAGGGTGTAGAGACGGAAGCTGGTAGATTGCAGCTTATGACCGGAGAAGGTTTAGACACTACAGCCGGAGAACTAAGAAAAGTTTTTGCTAATAGAATGTATTTAAAAGGCAATCAATCTACATTTGGATTTAATGCTGAAGATTTAATAAACGCTGTTATAGACCCAGCCCTAGCAGGTGTACCTAAAGGTTATGTTGGAAACGCAGTAATCGAAGGCACGCCAGGCGGTATGGTGTTAAGTAAGTCTAATAACCCAACTTACAACACAAACTTTAGCGGACTGTATAGAGGGACATTAGGACAAAGCGTTCCGGCAGAGGTGTTAATGCCTAAACGGTTCGGTGAGATTTCCACAGAGTTTGCTAACAAACGTGGGGATTTACGCACAAACGTGCTCGGAGCGCTTGAAAAGCGTAACGAAGGTGTATCAGAAATTATTGACGAGCAAGTGTTAGAGAGTTTATTAAAATATCTAAAAACCAATAAAATTATGTAGGATCAGGATACTGATTTAATGCAATAGATTGCAAGGTAATGATGGCATCATGTAGCACAGCAAAAAACTCATCATGAGTAATACTTAGTAGCTCATCATCAAATACTACGTTAGGTACATTGTTTTCGATAGTTATGGTTATCTTCATTTAGTTCTCCTGTTTGATACAAAGTAGCATTTAAACAGCTTTATTTATACTAGGGGAAACCCTAACACGATGACCCATTAGGAATCGTATGGACAGTAAAATAGAAACAGTTACAGAAAAGCGTATGCCTCCCAATGCGGGTAAAGGTAGACCAAAGGGTGCGTTAAACCGCACAACAACATCTGCTAAGGAGGCAATTGCTATTGCCGCTGATAAGCTAGGTGGCGCTGAAAGACTTGTAGCATGGGCGCAGGAAGACCCTGCTAACGAGCGTGCGTTTTGGGCAACCATTTATCCTAAGTTGCTACCGTTGCAGGTGAGTGGTGAAGATGGTGCGCCGATTCAAGCCGTAATTACATGGCAAAAGTAATCGAGATACCGTACTCACCTAGAGAGCCGCAGCTACAGATACACAAGGCGATGGATGACAGCCGCTTTGTGGTGGTAGTAGCGCATCGTAGGATGGGCAAGACAGTATCAGCTATCAATCAGCTAATTAAGTCTGCTATCGAGTGCGATAGAGAGCGTCCAAGGTTTGCATATATTGCACCTACATACTCTCAAGCTAAGCGGGTAGCGTGGGATTACCTGCTTCACTACACAAGACCACTAGGCGCAGAGGCTAACATTGCCGAGATGCGAGTGGACTTTTGGGATAGGCGCATACAGTTATACGGGTCTGATAACCCAGATAGTTTACGGGGACAGTATTTTGATGGCGTGATCTTAGATGAGATTGCAGACCAAAACCCTAAGATTTGGAATGAGATTGTACGACCCGCATTAACGGATCGTGCTCCCCAAAGCTGGGCAATGTTTATCGGCACACCTAAAGGTCAGAACCACTTTAAGGACTTGCGGGATAGGGCAGAGGTAGAGCCCGGCTGGAAGATGCTTGAGTTTAAAGCGAGCGAGACCAAACTTGTACTTGAGTCTGAGCTAGAAGCCGCCAAGCGTGAGATGGGCGAGGATAAGTACAATCAAGAGTTTGAGTGCAGCTTCTCAGCGAGCGTAGAGGGAAGTTACTACGGTCAAATCTTGAATGGCTTAGAATCCGAGGGTAGATACCACAAGATAGAGCGGGATGACCTCTGCAAGACATTTGTAGCGTGGGACTTGGGCATGGGTGACAGTACATCTATCTGGGTCGCTCAATTGGCTAATAACGAAGTAAGGCTTATGGATTACATAGAGAATCATGGGCAGGGTCTAGATTGGTACGTTCGGGAGTTGACTAACAGAGGGTGGCATAAAGCACCTCAGTTATTGCCGCACGATGTACAGGTCAGAGAGCTAGGTACTGGTAAGAGCCGATTAGAGGTCTTACAGGAAGCCGGACTTGATTGTACGGTAGTAGGTAGGCTAGGCGTAGATGATGGCATACAAGCCGTTAGAAGGCTTCTGCCGAGGTGTTATTTCAATGTGCCACAGGTTAAGCAAGGATTGGATTGTTTGCGTAACTATAGGCGAGAGTTTGACGAAAAAAGACAAGTGTTTTTCGACAAGCCTTTGCACGATTGGTCGAGCCACGGTTCAGATGCTTTCCGCTACTTAGCGGTGGGTATGGACGAGCGAGGCTCAGGATGGGGCAAGCCGTTACTAGTTAATACTAAGTGGGTGGTCTAATGTTTGTGGAACGCCGAGGCAATCCGGTAACTCGTGAAGAGTACGATAATTTATTAAGGCGTGTTCAAGCGCTTGAGGAAATGTATGGACGATGGGAAACTGAAGTCGATTCTGGAAAACGAAATCGACAACGCAATCGGGTATCTGGACACAGAGACAACGGAAGCGAGAACCAAAGCCCTTGAATACTACCTGCGTCAGCCTTATGGCAACGAGGTAGAGGGTCGTAGCCAAATCGTAACGGGTGAGGTTGCAGAGGCTATTGATGGCGCTCTGCCACAACTCGTGCGTGTCTTTACTCAGTCGGATGATATTGTCCGCTTTGAGCCGAAAGGACCAGGCGATGAGGAAGGCGCTAAGCAAGCTACGGATTACTGTAATTGGGTGTTCTACTCGCAGAACCCAGGCTTTACGATCCTGCATAACTGGTTTAAAGACGCTCTCCTGCAAAAGAATGGCGTGGTTAAGTGCTATTGGGATGTCAAGGAAGATGTAACCAAAGAGGAATACCGTGGGCTGACAGACGAGGAGTTGATGCTCCTAATGTCGGACGGTAGCCGTGAGGTTGTAGCTCAGGACACCACAATAGTAGAAGAGATAGGCATGGATGGACAGCCTATCGTTATGCAAACAAATGATGTAATTGTCTCAAAACGTACACAACATGGCGCAGTCAAGGTAGAGAATGTGCCGCCCGAAGAGTTCTTAATCAGCAAGCGTGCAAGATCAATTGCTGACAGTCCGTTTGTTGCACACCGTAAGCTGTTGCCACGTTCAGACCTTATCGCAATGGGCTTCGACCCTGAGATTGTGGAAAACTTACCGTCTTATAACGACCTGAGTTTCACAGACGAGCGATTGGCACGATACAGCCGAGGTGAGCAGCCGGACGAAGAGGCATCACTTGACCATAGTATGCAAGAGATTGAGGTGTACGAAGCCTATCTCATGACAGACTATGACGGTGACGGTATCGCCGAGTTGCGTCAAGTATTCTACGCAGGTTCAGATATTCTGAGCAACGTAGCAACAGATTACAACCCGTTCCACTCGCTCTGTCCTATCCCGATCCCGCACAAGTTCTTTGGCGAATCGTTAGCAGACCGGAGT